CTGCGATATTCTTGGCGATGCCTTCAAGCTCAACAGACTTGGCTCCGGTCATGGTGAAGATCTCGTCTTGCTTGACTTCAACCACTGTCCCCCAATGAATCCCAATCCGACAGCCAAGCCTTATCTTTGGAGGAATCGTTTCTTGGTAGATCAAAGCAAAGTTGACAGCGTCTATTGGTCGCTCAAAGGAAAGCAAGAAGCCATCTGATCTATCAATCTCACGACCATTAAACTTGTAGATTAAAGAGCGAGTAAGCCTATCATGACGTTGTAGCCACATAGCCGCCTTCATGGCTCCGGCTGATTGAACGAACCTAGTTGAGCCGATAAGATCAAGAAGGACTATGGCCAACTTTGTTTCAATCAGTTCCATTAAAAGCTCCTTGTCTTGGATCCCCCCACCTTTACATTTCTATTTCTAACACCTGCGGATCTTCTTGGCTTGTACTTTTGATCTAAAGCGCTCTCATGCCAATTAAACATAATGCAATCATAGCGCAGCGCATCCAATGGGTCTTCCCTTCCATCCTTCTTTGGTTGCTCTTTGTTATCCCAGGCATAAGAGAGGATAGCCTTGCGAATACTGTTTCCGGTGGCTCGCTCCCCTTTATCCCATACTTCTTTTGTAATGAGATAGCGCTTTGAATTGAAAGCACGTTTGAGTCTTTGGACTCCATTCAAGATGTCAACCTTGATCGGATCGGTGGTATGTCTTAAGGGAACTCCAATTCCTCTTGGTGGATCTTGTCTCATTACCCTAAAAGCGCTTTGGCCTGTCTGGTCATTCCTTGCTTTGCCGGCTTTGTCAGCCACTCCGGTGTCAATCCATATTCTTGGACCGGGAGCTTTGGCTTTCAACGAGCGTGGCCAAGCAATGGCAAGTATCAAGGTTGTTAATTGGTCGGTTGTCACTTCCTGTGGATTGATCTCATGACAAATGACAGAGGCATCAAGCTCTTCATCATAGGCCATGATCAAAACACTTGGCTTCCTGAAGCCCCAGTCAATGGCTATTCGTCCGGTCATATTTTCTTTGTATTGCCAATTGTCAATCACATGACTTGCTTCAGTGAACTCAGAATAAATCAATCCGCTCGGTGGCTTTGGTTTATTCATGATCATGGCTTCTCGTTCATCCGGTGGAAGCATCTTGGTTGCTTCAAACCATTCATCAGCAAGGTTGTCTTGGTTGACATAAGAGCTAAAGAACAAGGGAGCAATGTTTTGACTTTCCGCCATATTCACCCACCAAGCATCAACGACAGGAAGACCCACCAAGATCAAGATAGGACTTGGACCAGCACGAAGACGACCAAGAGCTTTGTGAGCAACCTCCATTGTCAAAGTCTGACATTCGTCAATCAAACAGACTCCGCTTGTGACGTTAAGACCCTCAAGAGGATTGTGAGTTGCTTCCCTTGTTCCCGGTCGGAAGTAGGAGCGACACCAAACTTGACTCCCTGTATGTTGGTCGGTCCACTGCTTCATAGTATGATTGTAAGTCCAACCAAGAGGACTGAGCCACTTCTCCATCTCTGGCATCAAGACAGAATTGTATCTTGGAGTTGTATCAGTGACCAACAAAGAAGACGTGCCTGGTCGAGTCTTAGCAAGGTATAGGATGGAGAATACAAGCGCTGAAGTCTTGCCGGAACCCCATCCACAACGAGCCGCTATCACCTTGTCTTTTCGAGTGATGCCCTTGATGATTTCAAGTTGCAAAGGATTTAATTTGATTTCTGCCATAATATGATTTAGTCTTCCGCTCAATACTTCTTGTCAAAGTATTCATGTCAGTGATGGCCTAGTCCTCTTCAGAGTTCTCCCCTGAATTATGGACTAGGCTTTCCTTATTTTGGACTTGTGCTTCTAGCTGTTTCATCATGCTGAGGACTTCTTCGGATCCATCGGACTTGTTGCTGACATTCATTTCAATTTGCTTCAAGTCGCCATAAAGATCCGGGAAGCGCTTTGACAATCTCCAAGCCCAGCCTCTCCAATCCATCTTGTCATCAATGCACCGATCAAGCTTGGCAAGCATGACAGCTTCAGAGAAGCCAATGGCAGCATCAACTTCTTCAGCATAAGCATCATCTTTTTCATACCAATTATAGTGAGTTGTGCGACCAACACCGGCTTGAGAGCATGAAGCGCCAATTGACATTCCGGCCCTAATGTTCTCCAAGAGCGCTTCTTGCTTCTTCTCTCGCTCAATTTGAGCTTTGGTCTTCCTCTTGGTCTTCGGTGTCTTCGATGTCTTCTTCTTTGTTCCAGCCATAATGTTCTCCAATTACGGACCAAATAGTTTGATAAAGCGCTTCACTTTCTTTTTGAAGCGGAGAGCAATCAGTATGAACAAGCCTTTGCTTGATCTCACAAAGAGCCTTCAAGACCTTAGCTTCCCTCGTGCGTGCGTGTTTTTGTTCGCCTTGTTCATTCTTAGCATCACGCAATAGACCTTCAACATCATCCAAACAAAGAACAATATCATGATTAGTGATAATGGCCTTTTGAATCTCATTGATTGAGAATCCACGTTGGTCGAGTTCAAGGCAAAAGAGTTTTAAATGTTCATCATTCATTTGCAATCCTTTATGTTTGGCCTGTCTACTTGGATAATGCCAGGCTTGGTCACTGTCCAATAATACCAATAATAGTAGGCTTTGATATATGCCTTGTTTTTATCTCGCCAACGTTTCTTGGAAGCCAAGCGCTTTTGATAGCGCTCTCCATCTTTAATATGATCACTCATAAGTTTATCCAAAGTAAGCATCCATTGAGTTTGGGAAGCAGACTTCAAGCGCTCTCTTAATCTGTTGAGCGATGTCCCTTGTCTCCGGTTGAGCGTGTTCATGATCACGAAGCTTGATGAACTTGATCCAATTATGGAGATTTCCGGTCATGTAAAAAGTCGTGTATGTGCTTTGTGGTAATACACCACGAGCGATTTCACGAGAGACACCGGCTTCAATAAGTTGCTGATAACTTGCAAAGCTGAACTCGGTTGCAATCTTAAAGATGCTGTCCGCTTCGCTTGACTCGACAGTTCCCTCTGAACATTGAAGATTGTCTTTGGCCTGTCCTCGCATAGTGTCTGGTTTCCAAAAGTCGATCTGCTCTGAAGTGTATCTTCGGCTCACCTCATTATATGAGAAGGTTCTATGTCTCATGATTTGAGAGCGGACAAACAAAGGAACTTTCAAAACGAAGGTCGCCAAGCAATGCTCAAAAGGTGAAGTGTGATTATGCGCTGCCAAGAACTTGATCAGCTTCTTGTCTCGATCGGTTAGCTGTGAGTCAGTATGATCATCTTTGAGAAAGCTTACTCTAGCAGCATCGACCACTCTTTTGTCGCTCCCCATAAAGTCAATCAATTGAGCTGTCCCATTTCCTTCGTGATAAATCTTGCTCATCTTTACTTCTTTCTTTGGCTTTGAATAATTGCCTGATCTATTGTTGATACCTCTGGTCATTTCTGAAACAGAAACGCTACTATAAGGCCTTTTCTTGATTGGAGTCACTAAGCCAAAGCGATTGAAAGTGTCTGCTATTTGCTTATTGGTGAAGCCAAGTATCTTGTATTGGATGGCCAACATCTTGATCTTGTATTGGTCTAGCATTGGCCAACATTACCTTTTTTAAATCGCTTATAATAAATACTAATTAAAGGTTTTAAGAAATGAATATCACCATAGAAAGCAAAGGTTAAGCGCTCAGGAGCAAAGCTATCTTTATCTCGTTTAGTTGATGGGATAGCTTTAGCGTGCTGAATCTTACATGGTGCATAGTCTTCCCAAAAAGGTTTGACTATATGTTCAAAGATTATTGCTTTGTGCATCTTCTTATTTCTTGCTTTCAGCCAATCTTCAACAAGGTTCATATACCCCCAAAAACAATCATGATTCTTATTGACTCTTAAAATGTTTCCTTGTCCATTGGTTGAAGGCTCTTCATAAAAAGCAGCTTGCCATTCTCCATTGCGCTTGAACCATTCTTCAGCTTGATCTTCACTTTGCTTATGGAACTTCACTGTTGGTGGCTCTTGTCGTTTCTTTTCGGCTTGCTCTCTTGCCTTGCGCTTTTCTTCCTTCTTTTTAAGTTCTTCCTCTGTTGGTTCTTTCTTAGTCTTGTCTTTCTTAGTCTTGTCTTTGTCGTCGGTTTCGTCATCATCATTGTTAGATTTATTAGTTTTGAGATTCGAGAAAAGATCACCGGTTGGAAGTCCGCCAATTAAAGTTCCTCTTGGGTCCGCAATTAAAACACCTTCGCCACTCTTAGACTTGCGCTTGTCTTTTGGAATAGATAGCCATTGATTTAATTCTTCGGCTACCTTGCTTTTTTTATACTCACTCATTTCTAAAGTATGCTCGTCTTCAATTAACTGTCGAATTGATTCTGGCATATTCTTGATAAAGTAAGCTTTGAGTTTATCAAGCGGAATAGTTTGAACCGGAGTTGCATCCTTTGAATCTTTCCAAGAAAGCTGTGATCGAGCTTCATTTGGATAGACTCCTTTTCCCGTTCTCTTATTGTAGATTGGTGGCTCAATGATTAAGGTGACACGATCACCAACACTCTTATAAAAGATCCCCCAAGAATTTCTTTGAGCTGCTATGCTTAATGGATGAAGGCTTGTATAGTCTCCATAAAGTTCATTCTTATATAAGATGATTTCTTTGAACTTCTTATGAATTAAAGCTGTTGTTCTTTCTGCACCATGTTCTTTCATTTCATTGCGGATAAAGTAATGCAGTTTCCAAGATTTGAATGTGATTGTTCCATTTTCCAAAGAAAACTCATTCAAAACTGATAAAGGATCATAAAGTTTTTGATGTGTTATTTTTTGCTTAATCGTTTTTGATCTACGCCCAAAATTCGGCCGGACAACATATTTTAAATATCTTGATTGTAAGAAAGATTTACCTTCATAAATTAGATGATTAAAAGTGTTGTCATCTTCTTTATTGCCACAAAGAATGACAGCTGTCCCCGTTTCGTTTTGGCTGTTGGCATCCCACCAAGACATCCAATCAATTCCATGAAAAGTGAAAGAATCATAGTGAGCATCTTGAACATCTTGGAAGTCAATTAAATCATTTGGAACAAGTTCACTAATCGTTCCATCATTGTAGTCATTCCACTGCTCAAGGCTAGTCAATGCCTTAGTTCCAGCAATAAGATTCTTATTATGATCGTAACCATAGCATAGCCATATCATAAAGCCCTTTGGTCGCTCTTTGGTTCTACACATGACAATCAAGCCATATTTATTTCTTGGTAAAGCAGCGACCTTTAAACCAACTCCAAAGTTTTGATCTGGTCCATTAGTGTTCTTAGATGAACTGTTCTTTTTATTGATTAGGTCTTTGATCTTATCTTTTGGAATGCCCGGTCCATTATCAATCCCAACTCCACGCTCAACACCAAGAATTTTCTTGGCCAATTTATCCATAGTAAAGCGGATGTCTGTTGCACCGGCTTCAACACTGTTTTGATAAATCTCTCGAACATATTGGCAAGGATCCATGTTTTCATAAGTTCGGTGTAGTCCTTCGACAACATTATTGTCTTCCATTTTAGTCATTATAGTCATGTCAGTTTCCTTTTGTTTAAACTTTCCTTTGTGGGTATCTGCGGTCCACGTCTTCAGGTGGGAGAAGGCCATTGGCCTTGATGATGGTTTGAATTGATTTAACGTTGATATAGAACTTTTTGTCGAAGCTCTTGAGCGCTCCTTCACAATAGATTGTGTCTCCCTGTTGTGTAGTGTCGCTCATGAATCGACCAAGCTGGCCAAAGACTCTAAGCTCATGAATCTCAGTTTGCTGTTTCTGTTCGCCTTTGTGTGGGAACTTCTCAACGGTCCGGACTTTGAGCTTTAAGAATTGAGTGTATTGATTCTGTTCCATTGTTGGAGCTTCAACAACATCACCCAAGATCTGAATTATGTTTATGCTTGTCTTCGACATCTTTTATTTCTTTCCTGAGTTTGGCTAATCGGCCGGCGAAGTAGTCAGCTGTTTCGGCAGCTGTTGGCAAGTGTCTATTTTCGGTCCAGAAGTTGAAGTAGATTCGAGCTTGCTCCAGCTCTTGCTTTAGCTTTTTGATATTCTTCAAGGCCAATCTCCATTAAGATTCGTGCTACAGAGGAAGAGGATCTTTGCTCATCACGAGCAATGGCATCAAGTATCTTTCTTTGTTCTACACTAATTCTAAATGACATTGGTTTGTTTTCCATAATTGTCTCCTTTGTCTACTTAGTAAACGATAAGTAAACAAGAAAAGCAACAAAGAAAAAAAAAGAATCCCTAG